CGTTGGAGTAGCACCACCGCGCCCAATTCTGCAGGCGCTCGTGGATGGCGTGGTGCTCGATGGCAACCGCGTGGAAGTCGACATGTACGGCCATGAGCACCTTTAAATCCCCGCTTTGAGTTCGTACTTCGCCATCAGCCGGTCCGTCTCGGGATGGCCGAACCACTCCAGCACCAGCCGGTTCAGTGCGATGTCGCACGGCAGGCAGATCGGGCGGTGGTTGTTGCCGTCGCTGCAGATCTGCCACTGGTGCATGGCCTGCGCGCCACAGCGGATGCAGCGCAATCGCTTGATGCCTGCCGTGGTGTACGGCTGCTGCCTCTTGGTGAGCCATTGGGTCATGTCGGCTCCACCGTCACCCTGACAAACCCGCCGGCCTTGGCCCGGCATGCCTCGCACACGTTGGCCTCGATGGTCTTGAGCACCCTGATGGCGCCGTCGATGTCGTTGACCATGCACACAGGGCCTTTCCATTCGCGGCGGAATCGCTCCTGACCCTCGGTGAGCTTTCGCTTCGAGGGCGGGCCGTCCGCGCGCTTGACCTCCATGAGGACATTGACCCCGAGGAAGCCGACCGCCAGATCCGGGAAGTCGCCGCCCACCATGTGAAGGGGGTAGACGCTTGCCCCCATGGCGCGCATCGCCGAGACGATGTCGGCCTGGGTGGAGTCGGTGCGGGCGGCTCGGCGCATCAGATCTTCGCCACGCCGAACTCGTCTTTGACGATGCATGTGGCCTCGCCGCTGCCCAAACTGCATCCCGTCCCGAAGTCGTCGACGGCGATTGCAACCTGCCCCGGCATGTGGTGATTGCCGGTGTAGATCTGGCAGCCGTAGACGCTGGCGGTTCCTGGGTTGATGTTCCGCAAGAGCGCTACGGGATCATGAGCGTCTATCTTCGCGTTCATGACAACCATGCGGCCACGGAACCAATGCCGCCATACCAGGCTATCCACCCAGCCGCGCCATCCCTTGCGAATCGGCTTGCCGCCTGCCGCTCCTATGATCTTCCACGGTCCAAACATAGCTGTTCTCCTATTCCATCACCGGAATCGCCGGCACCCGTTGAATCAAGCCACCTCCTCATCCATCGGCTTGGCCTGCCGGCACATCAGCAGGATCAGGCCGAGCTCGACGGCAGCGAGAACGAAGGCGCCAGTGACGACGCCGAGCCAGAAGACGGTGGACTCAGGCATCGTCATCCCCTTTGAAGAGCCATCCGATGAGCGCTGCCAGGCAGACGCCCAGCGCGATGAGGAAGAAGTCGAGCGCGGTGAGGTTCATGCCTGCTCCTTGTTCGCCTGGCGCCAGCGGTCGAACTCCAGAACGTGCGCAAACACGCCCTGACTGCGAAGGCCCATCTTTCGCTTCGCGTCCTTCACGCGCTCGTTCAGCGCGGCTCTGGAGATGCCCATGCGGTCAGCCGCTCTCTTGGCGCAGCGGTGCTGGATCAGCGAGTCCATGGCGGCGACCTGTAGTGGCGTCAGGTTCCATGGGTTTTCGGCTGCGCTCATTCGAATCCTCCCCTTCGTTCAGTCTTGGTCGGCGGGTCGATGGATGCCTCGGACTCGTACCAGCGGTACGTCGCGGGCCAGAACTCCAGCGCGAACCGGCCTTTCGGGCCGCCCCGGTGCTTCGGCACCTTGCATCCCACGATGCGCCGCGCGCCATCGTCAAGCTCGCGCACGGTCCACAGGAACACCGCCACGTCCAGGTCTTGCTCGATCTCGCCGGAGTCGCGAAGGTCGGCCAGCTGCGGTTCCTTGTCGGCGCGCTTCTCAACGTCCCGGTTGAGCTGCGACAGCACCACGACCGGTATTCCCATGGACATGGCCAGCGTCTTCAGGCCACGGCTCACCTCGCCTACCTGGTCGTTGCGGGTGCCGTTCTTGATCGTGCTGGCCGATAGCTGCAGGTAGTCCAGGATCAGGCAGCCGCAGCCCTTGACGAGCTTGGCCTTGGCCCGGATCTGGTTGATGGTGAGCGAGCCCTCGTCGTCCACATAGAACGGCAGCGTGGCCGCGCGTTCGGCCGCTTCGGTAAGCCGGCCCCAGTCCTGATCCGTCAGCTTGCCGGTCTGCAGCGTGGTGCCGTTGATGTCGCCGAGTTGGGCCAGCGCGCAATCCGCCACCTCGTCTTCCGGCATCTCCTGGCTGAGCAGCAGGGTCGGCACGCCGGCCATGGACACAGCCAGGCCGATGGATCGCGCAAGGGACGACTTGCCAACGCTCGGGCGGGCAGCGATGCCGTAGACCTTGCCGGGTCGCAGACCGCCATTCAGAACCCGGTCCAGCGGCGCGATCCCGGTCGACACGGCTGGCGTCTTCCGGCCCTCGGCCAGTTCGGTGTAGCGGTCGATCGCTCCGATGACCAGGTCGCTCAAGCCCTTGGGCGCCTTGCGGACCTGGCGCCGGATCAGCGCGCCGACCAGATCGGCCGCCTTGTTGGCCTGGGCGTCGAAATCCTCGCCCAGCTGGAATCCCATCGTGGCAACTTCATCAGCCGCCGCGATCATCGAGCGGCGCTGGGAGCGCTCCCGCACGATCTCGGCGTAGCGGCGGGCGTTGGCTGCGCTGGGCACGCTCTGGACGAGTGAGGCGAGGTAGACGAGGCCACCAGCGTCCGAGTCTTCCCTGCGGCTTTGCAGCACATCGAAGACTGTCATCACGTCGGCCGGCTTGCAGGCGTGGACGAGGCCGGCGATGGCCGCGTAGATCACGCGATGCTCGCGGCGATAGAAGTCCGATTCGGTCAGCATGTCGCTGACGCGGTCGAATATCCGGTTGTCCATCAGCAGGCTTCCGAGGACGGACTGCTCGGCCTCGACCGAATGCGGCGGTACCCTCAGGCTGGCGACTTCGGCGGTCTCGCTCATGCGGCCTCCTGGGTCTTCTCGATGACGTGCTTCATGCCCTTCTCGGTGAGCAGGAAGTCAAGGTCGCAGCGCCAGTTCGCGTGCTCGCCGGTGCGCTGCACCCGGCCCGCGAGGAAGTCGTTCTCGGACGCTCGGGTGAAGTACCCGTCGATCCACTCCAGCGCCTGCATCGCCGTCGTCGCTCGCCTGGCGCCATCCGACTTGCTGCTGCTGAGCACCCACCCCCACAGCTTGCGCAACGCCTTTTGCCTTGAGGCTGGCATGAGCTTCACCCTCGGCAGCATCGGCAGTCGGTCGTGGTAGCAGTCCACGATTTGCTGGTACGGGCAGGGGATGGTCGGCCCCGCCGACGAAGCCGAAGGCTTAACTCCTGTTCCTGCTTCTGTTCCTGTTTCTGTTTCTGGTTGAGAAACGGTTTCGCAACCCTTGTCCAACTCTTCTTCAGTAGGTTCCGGTTCAAGCCCTAGCGACGGCCCGCAAACCCGCATGAATGCTCGCGTCCAAGCGCATTGGGTGGGCACGGTGCTGGCCACCTTGAGCACCGCCTTGCGCTGGTTCGGGTTCTCAGGCGGATTCCATTCCAGGAACTTGCGCACCCACACCCATTTCGTCGTTTCGCAACGGTCGGCGAACCGTCCCGCAAGCTCTGCGAACCCTTCAGCAACCCTTGATTGAGTCCATTGCAAGTCTTCGCACGCGTAGCCATCGGGCAGCCTGAAGACGCCAGCGATGGTGTTGTGCTTGCAACTCAGCAGGTACAGCACAAGCGTGCGGCCATCCTCGGACAGCGACCGGAAGTCGGCGCTCTCCCAGATGGTGCTGAAGATCTTCCCGTAGTCGCGCATCTACAGCCCCAACGCTTGTGCAATGCGGCGGCATTCCGCCTCGATCTCGGCTGGCGTAGCGGTCGGGTGGCTGGCGATGAACGCGGCCTTCATGGCGTGATATCGCTCCCACTCAGTGGGGGGCCTAGACTGCTGTTCGGACGGCGTGATGACTTGCACTGATCTGTCTCGCTAGACCAAAGCACAATGCTTGGTCGCCGGCCTCTCCGCGTGATCCCGGAGAACTCCTGAGTTCGAAGGCGTAAAGCCGGCACGCTGTGCACAACCATGTGCACAAGGCTGTGTGGCCGGATTCGCACCGGTGGACAACTCACCCACGAGCCACCCGAATCCGCAGCAGCCCATCGGCGCCGACCTTGCGCTGCAGCTTCTCGCCGGGGCGCAGGTACTTGTGGCCCGCTTCCGCCAGGCGCTTCCAGGGGCACTGGCTCACGCCGGAGCGCAGCAAGTCGCCCCAGGTGTGCCAGCCCTTGCGCAGCTCGCAGATGATCTTGTCGGCCTGGGTCTTCATGTCACACCTCGGAATGCAGATTGCCGGTCTCCCGTGCGCTCGGCCGGAGAAAGCGGCCGGGTTGCGGCGTGGGCGGGTGGCGGTGGGATGGAGCGGGGTTTGCCATGGGGTGCAAGACGTTCTGTAAGGTCAGGCGGTGATCTGCTCGGGCTTGCCGAGGAGGACGAGCATTTCGTCCTGTGCGTCGTCGCCGGGGTCGCGGATCGGGCGAAGCCTTGAGTCCTCAAACCAGCCGCGCAAGCCGCATAACTCGACGCGCGGGTGCATCAGAAAACCAGACAGGCTTTCAACCTCCCAACTCGGGCCATCTGCGTCATGAAGGGGCACGAGCCGGACTGTTCGCACCAGCTTCCCGACGTTTTCGTCCGAGTACATGCCGCGAACGACGATGGCCAGATCCCCAGGCTTGCAGTTCATGCCGCCCTCCCCGCCTGGAGCTCTTCCAGCACAGTCAATTGCCCCTGCAGGGCGAGCCATTGACTGATGGCCGTATTGCCGCAAGCGAGCTGAAATCTCCGCACCGCGTTGCCGGGTAAGTC